GCCCTGCTGGACGCCGGCAATGATAGTCTTGCCGCCGTAGGTGTGGGTGCCCATGCCGCACTCGAAGGGAAGATAGATCTTCCACTTGTAGGCGGCGACGGCACCGGGGTCGTACTGCTCGACGCGAGGATCTTCCATCCCGTTGATGGTCGAGAGCACCAGACCGGTGGCCTCGCTCGGATCAGCGATCAGGTAGTAGCTCGTGGCCGAGTTGCCGATCAGCGAGGAGAACTGGAGCCACGGGGTGGTGATGACGCTGTACCGCAGGTTGGTCTGGTTCTGCTGACCGGGAGCAACGCCCATGAGACCAGCGGCCACGTAGGCGAGATCTGGCGGAACGACCAGATAGCTCGCCATGTTACCCATGGGGTTGCCATCGAGGCCGACCTTGTTCATCAGAGCCGCTTCGACCTTGCTCAGATTGGCGCGGGCGGCCACAGCGGCATCGTTCGTGGCATGAACGATGGTGGCGGTGCCGGTGGTGTTGTCCGTCCAGGTCGAGGTGGCGTCATCGGTCGAGATGCCGCGCAGGAGCACCTGGAACACGCGCCGGTCGATGGTCTTCTGAGCGATCACACCGGCCTGACGCAGACCCTCCATGAACCGACCGGTGTCATCGCTGACAATGGCCTGCTACGAGAGGGAGATGGTGCCGCCCCACATGCGAACGCGGTCCAGGTACACGCCTTCGGTCTTGTCCAGCTCAGGGAACGCCTGATTCTCGACAGTGACCGACAGGTTGCCGATACCCAGGCCGCCGATGGCGAACTGCTTGTAGTCGGGCACGAAGTTGCGCGCCACGAGCGGCTGGTACTTGATCGACTTCGAGCCCATCTGGAAGCCGACCGAAACGGCTTTCTTCATGATGTTGGCGAAGACGAACGACTGGAAGTAGCCGGTCGAGACGTTGCTGGCGTCACGGGCACCATCGGTCGGCAGACCGAGAGCAACGCGAGCCAGGGTGTGGTTGTCCCAGCTACCGGTGCGGCAGCCAAGAGCCTCGCAGGTGCCGCGAATGATGCTGGTCATGGTCTTGCCACGCAGATCATTCTTCGACTGGAGGTCGGCCAGCTTGGTGCCGTCCGAGAACTCGTGCTGGGCAGCTTCGGGATCGGTCGAGCGGAAGCCAGCGTTCCACAGCACGGCACCGATGGCACGCTTGGCGATCTTTTCCTGGGCTTCCTCGCCGACCTCGATGTGGGACTCGACCTTCGCCTTCGGGGTGGCACCAGCGGCAGCGTCACGGGCAGCGATGTCGGTCAGCATCTTGGCCTGCGCAGCCTTGAGATCCAGCGACACGTAGTCGGACGACCGCAGCTTGAGGCTGTCGGCCAGCGACACGATGCTGGCGATCTCCGCACGAATGGCGGCGGCGTCGGGGGTGATGGTGTGGGCGGGAGCGGCGGGAGAACCCGCCGGTTCCTTCGCCGGGGCGGCGGGGACTTCGGACATCTTGGTTCCTTTCAGGGAACGGACACCGGCTGAGGTATCTGCCGGAATGGGGGTGAGGGTTGCTTCGGAGATGCGCCACGAACGGACGACGATCTGACGCTTCTCGTAGTTGACTTCGACCTTCTCGGCATCGTGCGGGTTGTACGAGTAGCCGATGCTGACACCTTTGAGAGCACCGGAACGAACCGCGTCAATCACACGAACCCCGCTCTGCAAGCGGGCATCCGGAAGGATCTGAGCCTCGACAATCGAGGAAACACCGTCAAAGCGAATCGAGCGGACAGGGCCGGCGATCTGGTCGGGGTCGTGGTTGATGAGTAGGGCTCGCATCGAGCACGCATCGACCTGATGCTCGCCGTGCTCAAGGATCTCGTCCCACAACTCCCTGGAGCCATCGACCAGCACAGGCACCTTGACCGGCGCGTTCGTGGACGCGACCATCCGGATAACACCGTCGTCACCAATCGAATTACTCGAAGAAACATCGAGCGAACGACTGCGGGTGAGGACTTCAATGGTAGGCATGGGGGTGACTTTACAGAGAAGGTGAATGGAGTGCAACACTTGGAACCTAAGTCATCGGATGAGCCCTGCACCGACAGCAAGACGGGCAACGTCCATGACCGTGGGCCAAGTCGGAAGAGGGTGCAGCGTGTAGTCTACCGGGGAAACCGGGTGTGCCTTGCCGCTGCCACCCCCGTCACCCTGACTGCCTGTCGGGGCGAACCCGAGCCCCTTCCAGGAAACGGGCGAGAAGGAGAACGAGTTAAAGCTGTCAGGGTGAAACACCGACGCCTCGCCATGCGTTTCCGGTTGTCCCGTCTCCGATCACCTCGGCCGTGTTCATCGCCTCGACGTTGACGTTCAGAAGACCACTTACCGGAACCGCAGCGTCGTTCACCCAACGAACGTCCGCATGCAATTCGCCGGCCTGGCTGCGCGTGGCTACCTCTGCGCCAATGGCGATGATGTCGGACGGAAGCACAGCACTTCCTGTAGCCGCAATCAGAATGGTGTTGCGCCACACCACGTCGATGCCGCCACCACCGGATGACTTGACCGGGTATGCTTCATCGGCGCGGAATATGCGTCGGTTGTCAAGCTGTCGCAAGTTGGTGGCCGTGGTGTTGTCGATGTAAATATCGACGACGGCGTTGTTGATGCGGAAGTTTCCGATATCCAGCGCGGTGAGGCCTCCGACAAACTCGCGGATGGCTTGGTCAGCCTCTAGGTTATAGCTCCACCAGGCGTACATATCCGCGATATTGAAATTGGCTGCGACGGTTACGTTCACCTCGTCGTTCGCGTAGTCCGCAGCGAAACCGGTCACCGTGCTGCCGTCGATGCCGAGATCCGTGTACACCTCATCCTCAAGTTGGTTTGCGCTAACAGACCAACCGGATGCGGAGGCAACCACGGTCGTCTCGTACGCGAGGCGGCCGCGCTTGGTTATGCGGACATTGACGCTATTGCCGGCGGTGTAGGTCGTTCCCTCTAGATAACTGGCGTTATAACTGGTTCCCGGCGTGCCGATATAGGTTTCGGTTGCTGTGGTGACGTTGTATATACGCACCTTGCTGCCTGTCAGTATACCAGTGATGCTAGCGGTTATATAGGTCGGAACCGTGTAGGTGGTCCCATCATCCGCCATCATAGTGGTAAACCCAGGGACTGCCGTGGTCCCGTCGTTACGCACGACACGGATGCCCTTTAGGGCGGCGCCTGCGCTGCCCACTAAGCGGCCTCGCGTCGTCTTGAACGAGTTGCCGTCTGGTTCGACCATGTACGGCCACGCCAGGCCGTTGAAGCCGTTGAAGGTGGCGTCCTGAGATACGTTCCAGCTTATGTACTGCGCGACCTGGGCGGCGGTCAAGGCGTCGTTTGTCGTCGTAATTGTGATGCTGAACTGCTTACCATTCCACGTAACGGGGCTTGCGCCGTGATTGGTCACGGTGATTCCGAGCGCACCTGGGTCTGTGTCGGGGACTGTTGACCAGTCTTCCTGTGCGGCAAGGGTTGTCTGCCCGTCAACATCAACGACAATATCGGCTTCGATGGGCGCGTACCCCGGCTTGCGCAGTCTGCTCACGACCGTGTAGTTAGCGTTCCATGGAGGGGTCGCTATCGCGGAACCGGCGCTCACGGTGGCGATGCCAGCACGCTCGGACGACGCATCATCATAGAGGGCGAGGATTGATCCCGCCACTACGTTGGTGTACCCGACGTTAGGATTACGTAGCGGATACTGGCGCTGCTGCTCGGTGGCAGTAGTCACCGTGTCGATTCTGATGTGCGTCAGCGCATTCGTGGTGTTTGCCGTGTTGACAACCGCGCGGATCTTGAGGCGGAATCCGCCCATGTTGTACAGGTTGACATACGGCGGGATGGTGTGTGACGACAGGTTCGCGCCCGTGAGCGCCAGCCACGTCCCGTTCCATCCGCTTCCAGTGTCGATCTGGTATGTTAGCGTAAAGTTAGCTGTGTTAGTACCTGTAACAGTAGGAGCGATATTTGCTAGTGCAGTATGACCTATAGCAAAGTACGGCATTGTAAAGATTACTTCGTCACCGACCGTGGTGGCCGCGATGGTGCCCGCCGATGTGAACTTCGGCGTGCCAGATACAATAGAAACTTGAGCTGTAGTTTCGGTGGTCGGCTCGTTCATCAGCAAACATACACGCCCGGCCGTCGTTGAAGTGAAAGCGTCCTCCCAATGCCGTCCATAGTCCGAGCTTTGCCCGGTGGTGCCGGACGACCACCGGCATCCACGCGCAGTTAGATTGATACCAGCGATGGTTTGTACGTCGGCACCGTCGCCCCACACGTTGTCGATGACAAGGCCCTGACAGATGTTTGTGACGTACAGTGGGGCAGAGCGGATATTGTCGAAATACAGGCGCTCAAAGCGTGTGCGTAGGCACCCTGATGCGGTGATAATGTTACCTATCGCGGCAGCTGACCCTGCGTTGATAGGCGCTGCCGCTGTGCCCGCGTTCTTGAACTCAACATCAGCGGAATTGGAACCGACGTTCAGCACCGCTAGGTAGGGGTGGACGTTCGTGACGCCTGGAAGCAGCGAATAGCCGTCGATTAATACGTTCGTTGATCCTGACGTGACGTTGATGGCACCGGTAAGCGCGAACGACGTGCTTGTCGAACCATATTCCAAATCGCAAGACACAAGATTAGTGACGGTAACACGGAGACTTCCGCTCAGTGTCAAGGCGCCCATCATAACCAGAGTAGAGGCAACCGACACGTCGAAGCATCGCGTTATCGAAAGGCTGTTGATGTTTGCGTTGCCCCGCTTGTTGTCCGTGCTGCTGGTTCCGCCCAGGCTGAACTTGCAACCGGAGATAGTAATGTTGGCTGAATCCAGCAATGATGCTGCGGCATTGAGACTAGCCGTAGCATCGTAACGGGAAATCCAGCTATTGAGAATCTGAGTCGTGCCGTAGCAGTTGGTAATGGATAGACCGGACTGACCACTGGCGCTCTCAAAAGAGGTTACGCAGTCGTCGATATAGTTTGACGTTGTTGTATTGACGATGGTGAACCCGAGCGCCTGCGCGGTGCATCGGAACTCCAGGCTGTAGGCACCTGAGAAGTTGGAATACCAACCGCAGTCCACGGTGTCCATCTTCACGACGCCGGCAGACGTCGTCACAAACTCGCAACGGTCGCCAATCGCCGTGGGCAGAATCAGCCCGGCGAACGGGGTCAAGCTGGTGCTGAGTCTGACATTCGGGCACCGCACCTTGCAACCAGACGCCGGGAGGAATCCGACGACCGTGCCCGTGCTCTGCGCGAGCTTGAGCTTGTTCCGCCAGGGAGTGAAGGTCGTGGAGGCGGCGGCGTTGGCGGTCGAACTGACCGTGAAGCTGACGCCGGGGTTGATAGATACAATATAGAGTGCGAGGTTGGCGAAGTTGGCCGAGGCGTTGATCGGCATTCCGACGACAAGCTCGCTCGTCTGCGTCGTGGTGATGACGGCCGAACCGTTCACCGTGGTCGCGGTGATGGGCGCGGCCCGCTGCATGAAATACTTGGCGCGCGGATCAGTGGTCCCGCCGAGCGTGGCTGTGCCGCTTACTGAGCGGATGCCGGCATTGGCGAACCACTCATAGACCCCGCTCCCCGGCGCGGTTTCGATCTGGATGCCGTCGCACACGTCGAGGAACGGATAATCGAACTCTTGATCGGCGGCACCGCTGGTGGTGCCGAGGTCGAACCAATCGCCATATGCCTCGAATGAGCCGAGGCGCGGAACGGTGACGGTCGCCTGATACGCGCCGACAAAGTTGATCCAGCTACGCTTTCCCGCGTTGGACGCGACAATGGTGGCACCGCCAGCCAGTGTGATCGTTTCGCCGGAAGTGAAGTTGGTACTCTTGCGGCGGAACTTGACGTAGCCGCTGGCGGGCATGGCACCGCCGCTCGCACGCGGCGCCATCTCGCCAGTGGCCCACACGCCCAAGAACTCGCCCTGGCAGCCAGAGGTTCCGCCCGTGGCGTCGTAGACGCCTGCCGTGCCGAGGGTGGGCACGTTGCCGCTGGACGATGCGAACGGGACTTGCCACACGTTGCGACCATCGACCACCGCCTTGCCGCCGCTGGTGGTATCAATCGTGATGGAGCCTACGACGGCTGCCTGCTGCGACCAGCGGTTATCGCTGTCGCACGTCAGCGTTGCGTTGGTGTTTATCGTGATGGTCTCGCCGTTCAGCAATCCGCTGATTGCCGCATCGTCTAAGTTGCGATCGACGCTGACTGTCTGGTTGGCCATGCGTTAGTCCTCACCAACCGGAGTCATCAACACGCTGCCGTCGCGCTGCTGGACTGCCTTGATGGTGCGCTGCGGAACTTCGATCTCGTTCTCGATATTCACAACAGGAGCCGGGACGCTCACGTTCACGACAGGAGCATCGATCTTGGACGCTTCGACCGTCATGTTGACCGGCGTCGGCTCGACGTTGACCGTGACCTCGGGAGCCGGCGCAGCCTGGACCGTGACAGTTGGGGCAGCAACATTGACGACGGGAGGGGAGGCAGCAGAGACAGCCTTGGCAAGCTGCGCACCAATGAGGTTCGCAGTCTCCTCGTCCATCACCATGCGTTGCTCGTTACGCACGACGAGCGGTTGCGCTGGTGCTTGGGCGCTACGACCGGCAGACAGGGCGGCAGCGATGACTTCGCCAATCGCCTTGATTTCTCGCTCGTTCATGTTCCCCTTTGATCGCTCCGAGTCGGAAGACGTGTATTTCGGCTTGTCGCCTGTCTTCTGCTTCGACGAGGTGTCGGTCTTCTCTCCGGTTCCTGTCTCCTCGTCGTGCTCCATTGCAACACCCTGTGGGTCTTTCAACTCAAGACCGAGAGATTCAGCCAGTTTCTTCTCTTCGGCCAGTTTCTTCCAGACCTGCTTGTAGTCGCCGCCTCGTTTGCCGACCTCGGCCTCATAGGTCGAGAGGCCGTAGGCAATCGCCATAGCGGCAGCTCGCGCATCCTTCTCGGGGTCAACGTAAGGCTGGCCCTCCGGAACGAGACGGTAACGAGCGGGCTGGAGAGGAACACCGGCCTTGACGCAGAGATAGGGGAGAACCGCCTCGTACACCCGCCCGGCGAGAGGCCGACCAGTCCACTCGCGCACCGGGCCGAGCAACCGCTCGTTGTCGAGCATGTCAGCCCGCATGCTGCTGTAATTCGCCTGGGAAATGTCACGATCCAACCAGCGCCGACCAATTCGCATCGCCGCGCACTCGTCACCGCGTAGCATGTCGCGGAACGGCTTGATCTGCTGAGATGGGCGCGTGTGGGACAACAGTTTGATGTCTTCACCATGCTGGAGTTCCAGCACCGACCCCATCGAAATGTCACGGACCTTCTCACCCTTCTCGTCCAGATCAGGGGGAAGACCGCCATTCGTCGTGATGGCAGCAGCATAGCCGGCAGTGTTCTTCGCTGCCTCAAGCTCGGCCATCACGAGGTCTTTTTCCTGGCGAAGCGTCGTCAGGATCGGAGCGAACCACGGCTCGCCACGAACCTGGAGAGCCCTGCGTTTCTCGAAGCAATGGATGATGAGACGGGCGGGAACATCCTCCTGCGTCCCAGACGGAGAACGGAGGGAATAGGCAATCGGCCGCCCGAACTCGTCCAGCTTGACACCGCCCACGTAGCCCTGGTCCTGACCGACGACAGTCTGCCCGTTGTCTCCGAGCCATTCGGCCTCAAGCGGGAGGATGCAGAGAGGGATCAGCCCGTCCTTCTCGCGGGCAGGGTCGATGACCATGCGCCACAGGGATTCGCCGGCCACGACCACATCGCGGAAAGCTTGCGACTGGCCCTCGTACAACCCAACTCGATCAATGAAGCAGTCGCGGATGTAGTCATTCCAGACCACCCGCAGCTTTTCATCGATCTCGGGATTGCCAGTATCGGGCTCAAGAGCAATGCCGGTTCCGATCACGTTGGCGACAAGTGCCTCGACCGACGAGCGAACGGTCGGGTTGTTGCGCTCCATGTTCCGGCACAAATTGCGGATGTACGGAGTGGCGACGGTGAGATCGGCTGCGCTAATCGGCCGGGCGATGACACCACGCATCGCCGTGTTGCGCGGGTCGGTGGCGTCGTAGGTGCCGATCCAGCTTCCAAGCGAATTCCAGGTTGCCGTGAAGAGAGACGAGAAGAACGAGCGACCCCGCCTCGTTTCCTCGCGCATAGTGTTGCGGAAAACTGAGGGTTTCTGCATTGTTTTCAGACGTATGTGCCGGATGAAACAGGACCGTTCGGAAGACCAAGAACACGACCGCGCATCGCCAGAGGACGTGCTCCTGTCAGACGGTCATAGAGAGCCTGCAACCGGTCGCGGGCCTCGATCAGATCCTTGATGTTCGAGAACGACGCGGACGACGTGCCGTCCTGCATCTGCGTGGCGCCGGCCACATCAGTTATCCGCGCATCTAGGGCGGTTATCTGTGCCAAAAGGGTGTCGGCGGCAGTAGGCACGCCGACAGACTACGGACAGGGGCGACGGGGTGCAATGCTTGGATTCTAAGTCTTCTCACCGCGACGGACGAGCCGAACGCGAGGCACCTTGTTGTCGGCATTTGCCATGTAATATGCGATATTTGCCCCGCAATACTGGCATCTCACATAGGCCATGTCCCGCTCGGGCTCCGTCTCACGGACGACCGGCTGTGTCCGACGACCACAACCAGGGCAGGTGCATGAGAGCACCTTTTTGGGGAGGACGACAGGAGGTGCCTCGATGATGGGATTCTGCCCTCTGCGGGGAGCGTCCATACGGTTCTTAGGAGAGTCCATGGTCATTCCTTGGGTTTGATTTTCCCTACGGTGCCGCCACTTCTACTACCACGTCCCTGCGAAAGCAAGGCAATGGCGTAGTTGGTGGCATCGAAATAATCGTCACGCTTCCGTATCTGCA